CCAAGAAGGCGGTCCAAAAGAACCTGGAGTACCTCAACCAGTTTGAGGAAGTCATCTTCATGTTCGACATGGATGACCCAGGCAAGGAAGCTGCTGCCGAATGTGTGCAGCTCTTCGAGTCAGGCAAAGCGAAGATCGCTTCGTTGCCCTTCAAGGATGCCAATGAGTGTCTGCAGAAGGGACAACCTGAAGCCATCGTCTCTGCCATGTGGAACGCCAAGGCCTATCGGCCTGATGGAATCCTCGCAGGCTTAGACCTGTGGGACGAAGTCTCCAGCAATGAGGTCATCGACTCTGTCCCATACCCATGGGAAGCCCTGAACAACATCACTCGTGGTGCTCGTAAGGGTGAGTTGGTGACGCTCACTGCTGGCTCTGGCGTTGGCAAGTCAGCCATCGTTCGTGAGATGACACACCACCTGCTCAAGGCAGGTCAAACCGTTGGCATGATCATGCTCGAAGAGAACCCCAAGCGAACAGCTCTGGGCCTCATGGGCATTGAACTCAACAAGCCTTTACATCTCAGCAGGGAAGGGGTCAGCGATGACCAACTGCGAACCGCATTCGACTCTACTGTCGGCTCTGGTCACCTATATCTCTACAACCACTTTGGCTCTAGCGACATTGACAATCTCATTTCCAGAGTCCGCTTTCTGGCTAAGGGCTGCGGCTGCAACTGGGTTGTGCTCGATCACCTTAGTATTGTGGTTAGTGGTCTCGGTGATGGTGATGAAAGACGACTCATCGACAACGCCATGACGATGCTCCGCACCCTGGTCGAAGAGACCGGTGTGGGGTTGTTCCTTGTGTCACACCTCAAGCGTCCTTCGGATGGCAAGGGGCATGAGGAAGGGGCCAAGACATCACTGTCTCAGCTCCGTGGTTCGCACTCGATTGCACAGCTCAGTGACATGGTCATTGGCTTGGAGCGCAACCAGCAAGGTGATGATCCCAACGTGACCACTCTGCGTGTCCTGAAGAACCGGTTCTCCGGTGAGACAGGCGAGGCGGGGTTCCTCCGTTACGACCGCGACACTGGTCGTCTCTCAGAGACAACTGAAGTCGCAACATTCAAAGACGAAACTAAATCGGAGTTCTAATGAAAGTAGTTCTAGCACCAAGCATCATTGATGAGATTTTTTCCCGCATCCGCGATGCAGAACGTAGCCGCCGTAAGGTCGAGCACATCCTCGTCACTCCTCGTGAATACGAGCAGGTTTGCCACGAAGTACGCCCTCATTGGATGGACATGCCGCTGTCTGGTGCAAGCGCATCGGAAGCGAAGTTCACTACGGTATCCCTTTTGCCAAAGAACCAAGATTACCTTCGCCGTATGACATTCGCTCCACACGGTAAGCTCTTCGGCTTCGATGTCTACATCGTTCCTCCCGAGTACATTTATTGAAAGACAGACATGACACAGAATCAGATTCTCCTCTCGCATTTCAAAAAAGCCAAAAGCATTTCGCAGCGTGAAGCCTTGGTGGATTACTCCATCCAGTCTTTGACCAAACGTATCAGCGAGCTGAAGGCCCAGGGTCACAACATTGAGACCCAGCACAAGAAGCACCCAGTGACCGGCCAGCGTTACGCTCGCTACGTCCTGAAGAAGTGACAACATAGGTACCATTAACCTCCTTTTCGGGGGTTAGTGGATCAAAGATTAGCTACTCGAAAGGGAGAGCGTGGCATTACTATTTGATTTGGAAACTGACGGATTACTAGACGAAGTTTCAAAGATTCATTGCTTGGTTATCAGGAGCACCGAGACAGGGAAGGCAGTGACCTTCGGTCCTGTCGGTTGTGATCAGCCTTTGGGTCCAGGCCTAGAGCTACTGATGAATACCACTGACGTGATCTCTGGTCACAACGTAATCAAGTACGACATCCCCGTCATCAAGAAGCTCTACCCATGGTTCGCTGTGGACGAGAGCAAGGTCTTCGATACCCTAGTTGCCACGCGACTTATCTGGGCCAACATCAAGGACCAGGACAACCGACTCCTCAAAGAGGGCAAGCTCCCAGGTAAACTCTACGGGTCTCATTCCCTGGAAGCCTGGGGCTACCGACTCGGTATGCTCAAGGGTGAATACGAGGGCGACACAAAGCTCATCGCTCACCTCATCGAGCAGGGCATGGACGAGAAGTCCGCCAAGAAGGAAGCCTACGCGAAACGCTGGGATGAACTCAACGAAGACATGCTGGAATACGGTGTGCAGGACGTTGAGGTCACCGATGCGCTGTACGCGAAGATCCTCTCAAAGGAATACGCACAAGAGGCTTTGGACCTGGAGCACCAGATAGCCTGGCTCATGGCCAAACAGGAACGCAATGGCTTCTGCTTCGATATGCAGAAAGCTGCAGCCCTGTTGGCCAAACTGGTCCAACGAAGAGGGGAGCTGGAGAGGGAACTCAAGGAGTACTTTGGCTCCTGGGAGGTACAGCTCCCCGACTTCACACCTAAGGTCAACAACGCGAAGCTCGGTTACACCAAGGGTGTGACTGTCAAGAAGAGCAAGACCGTGGAGTTCAACCCTTCGTCTCGTGACCACATCGCTGATCGACTCATCAATCTCTACGGGTGGAAACCTGAAGAGTTCACTGAGGGTGGCAAGCCGATGGTGGATGAGAACGTGCTGGGCAAACTCACCTACCCACCCTGCAAGCAACTCACTGAATACCTCCTCGTCCAGAAGCGCATCTCTCAGTTAAACGAGGGAGGCCAAGCCTGGATGAAGTGTGAAAAGAATGGAAAGATTCATGGATCGATCAACCCGAATGGCGCTGTCACCGGACGAGCTACTCACTCATATCCTAATATCTCACAGGTCCCCGCATCCGCTTCACCTTATGGCCATGACTGTCGGGAACTCTTTACTGTTCCTGACGGCTGGGTTCTTGTTGGGGCAGACGCATCTGGCCTTGAGCTTCGATGCCTGGCGCACTTCATGGCTCGCTGGGATGGTGGAAAGTATGCTGAGGTACTTCTAGATGGAGACATTCACACAGAAAATCAAAAAGCTGCTGGCCTTGATACACGTAACCAAGCCAAGACCTTCATCTACGCCTTCTTGTATGGTGCTGGGGACGCGAAGATCGGGTCCATTGTTGGTGGAAATGCTGCCCATGGTAAGCGCCTCAAGTCCAAGTTTCTACGCTCACTGCCAGCCCTCGGACGATTGGTCACTGCTGTTGGAGATGCTGCGAAACGAGGTTATCTCACGGGGCTTGATGGACGAAAGATTCACGTTAGAAGTTCACACGCTGCACTGAACACTCTGCTCCAAGGGGCAGGTGCTTTGGTGTGTAAGAAGTGGCTTGTGATTCTTGAAGAGAAACTTCAGGCTGCTGGCTTGAAACACGGCTGGGATGGCGACTACGCCAACTGCGCCTGGTCTCATGACGAAGTTCAGATTGCCTGCCGTACACCTGAGATTGCCCAGAAGGTTGCAGAGATTGCAACTCACTGTGTCCTCCTCGCTGGTGAGCATTTTAAATTCCGCTGCCCAACTGCCGGTGAATCCAAGATCGGCAAGACATGGGCGGACACACACTGATGAACCGCAAGTCATTCAATCAGATCCTCCTTAAGGCTTACCACCAAGGCATCTCTCTGCAATCAAACCTCGCTCGTGAGTTTGACCAGGAGATTGCCTCATTGGCCAGCTCAGGAATGATCACAACAAAAGAAGCCCCCCATTCATACGGGCGAATCTGGCGAATAACGGAAGAGGGTCTGGGCCTCCTACGTGAAGAAGGACTTCTATGAAACATGAAAAGCTGCGACCTGATGCAGTGCGAATCATGGGCCGCAACTATGTCATCATCTTTGAAGACGACTCCTTGCTGGGCACCGAGAACCTAGGTCTCTGTAACAACTCACAATGCGTCATCATCGTTAAAGATGGTCAGCATCCTGTCGAGGAAGCAGACACCCTGCTGCATGAGATCTTCCACGCCGTTTGGTATTGCATGAGCATCTCCATGGGAGCTGTTGATGAGGAAGTTATCGTCCGCCGCATGGCCTCCGGCATGATGGGTGTGATGATGGACAACCCCAAGCTCCTCAAATACTTCCAGGCAATTCCTAATCCACAACACTTGGTACTTTAAATGAACATCACTGACATTGCTGTCGAATATATGGATCACATGGGGAGCGACCTCACTGTGGTAAACGCTGCTCGCGTTAGCTTCGATAAGGAGCACGAAGAGTTCGATCACCGGACAGACCGTGGCCTCATCAAGTATCTCGCTCAGCACAACCACTGGTCCCCGTTCGCTCATTGCTCAGTGACTTTCCGAGTGAAGGCCCCGATCTTTGTAGCTAGACAGTTGGTAAAGCACACCGTAGGATTCTCATGGAATGAAGTGTCCCGCCGCTACGTGGACAATGAGCCTGAGTTCTATTTCCCAGGTGAGTGGCGAGCACGTGCAGAGAACGTCAAGCAGGGTAGCAGTGATGCTTGCATCGCCTTCCTGAGTGACCCAGCACGGGTTTCCTGCGCCCAGGCCTTGAGCACCTACAAGTACATGCTTGAGCGTGGTGTCTGCCCTGAGCAGGCCCGTATGGTCCTCCCTCAGAACACCATGACCGAGTGGATCTGGACCGGCACCCTCTATGCCTGGGCACGTATGTGTCAGCTCCGTCTGGACTCCCATACCCAGAAGG